CGCCAGGATCGTATCTCCGTTCCTGCCCTTGTCTTGCAGAAGACGGGCAATCTTGCGGAGATCTCCACCCATACGGGTCATCTTGCGTAGTTCACTCATTTACAACCCCAGAGCATCTTTGAGACGCAGTGATTTTTCATTCCAGACATTTTGCCTTTCTTTTCCAGACTCGTCACCTTCTATAGCCCCTGGGGGTCTGTACGCAGCCAGCGCGTCTGCCAACAATCTAGCGGGTCTTACGCCTGTAATTGTAGGAAGTGCGGGTTTTCTAGTAGGAGGGACATTAGTAACAACAGGATAAGTTACTTTTTTTGTAGTTGGTGGTGTAGTTGGTGGTGCGGTAGTTGACGGGGGCAGAGTAGGAGGAAGAGTTGTTACAGGCGGCTTTGTTGTTGGCGCAATCGTTACGGGCGGAAGAGTAGGCAACGAAGTGGTTTCTGTAATTACTACCGTTGCTAATGTTGGTGCAATTGTTGGAGATAAAGTTGGTAACGATGTTGTCTCTGTAATTGTAACCGTAGCCAGCGTAGGTCTTAATGTAGGTAAAGAAGTTGTTTCTACTATTGTCACCGTGGCTAATGTTGGTCTTAATGTAGGTAGTGAAGTGGTTTCTGTAATTGTTACTGTTGCTAAAGTCGGTTTTATTGTCGGCAATGAGGTTGTCTCTACTATTGTAACCGTAGCCAAAGTTGGTTTTAAAGTAGGAAGAGACGTAGTTTCTGTAATTGTAACCGTAGCTAAAGTGGGAGCATAGGTTAACTGATTCCACCAAGGAGGAAGAGTTGTTTCAGCTATTGTTTTACGTTCAAGAGTTGGGGGAATAGTTGTTGGAGCTATTGTTGGTAATAATGTTGTTGCTACTATTGTTTTTGGAGCAAGACTTGTTTGAATAGTAGGCGAAAGAGTTGGCAACGAAGTTGTTTCTGTTATTTGTACTGAAGCAAGAGTTGGTTTAGAAGTAGGAATAACAGTTGGCAAAACAGTAGGAGCAGAAGTCAATTGATCCCACCAAACTGGCAACGTAGGTGCAACTGTAGTAGGAGAAATTGTTACAGGAGCTAAAGTTGGAGCAATTGTTTTGGGCGCAATTGTCGGTGCAATTGTCGGTGCAATTGTCGGTGCAGATGTGGTCGCAGCAATTGTTACTGGAGGGAGGGTCGGAGCAAGTGTTGGAGCAGTAGTAGTGGCTTTGACAGTTACAGGCGGCAGAGTGGGAGCAATAGTCGGCGCAGCTGTAGTTGGAGCAATTGTCACTGGCGCTAAAGTTGGAGCAATAGTAACAATTGTTTTAGTTGGAGCAGACGTAGTAGCAGCAATAGTTACCGGAGGCAAGGCTGGTAAAACAGGTGGCAAAGTTGTTGCTGCTACTGTTACCGGCGGCAAAGTCGGAGCCAACGTTTCAGGCGTCCAATTAAGTATTTCATAATATTCAGTCGGTTCAATTTGGTTGAGTTTGTCTGCAAGTTGTTGCGCGGTCAAACCAACTGTATTAAATCCCAGTCCTTTCAAATAATTTCTTGCAATAGTTACATCAATTTTATTTGTTGCTCTAGTAGGAGCAGTTGTAACAACAACTGGTTTTACCGTTGGAGGAACAGTTGGAGGAACAGTTGGAGCAAGAGTTGTTGCGGCAACTGTTACAGGAGGCAAAGTCGGAGCAACAGTTAATATTACTTTTGTTGGCAATATAGTGGGAGCAACGGTTGGAGGTGACGTTGCATTCATCAAACTCAAAATTTGAGTGTCAAATGATGTTGTAACACTTGGTTGATTTACATTTACTAACGGTAATTTTATTGCTCCTGACGCAACATCCCTTGCATAATCTTGTTTTAATTCACTTAGAGTCTCTTTGCTAATAATATAATCTTTTCGCGCACCAGTTCCTGAAATTACTTTTGCAGTACCGTCCGCCAGCTCTTGATAAGTTGCACCCGCATAGTTAAAGGGCGCCCCTACAGCAGGACTAGTTGAAACTGCTGTGGAAGTCGCAGGAGTTGGACCAGATGTTGATGTTGAAGAAGAAGACAATTCTTGAGCGTATTCTTGTTTTATTTCATCAAACGTGTCTTTGCTCATGATTAGCGTTGAACCACCAGAACCCTGAACAACCCTGGCGGTTCCGTCTGCTAGTTCTTGGTATGTGTTTCCAGCGTATTGGAAAGGCTGACCAACGGGAGAGCTAGATGAAGTTCCTGTATAGGTTACAGGTCCAGTACCAGATGAGGTTGTTCCAGGAGGTTTGATTGTTCCTGCTTTTACTTCTTCATTATAATCTGATTTTACATTTTTAAAATCTTCTGCAGACACATATCTTGTTTTTAACTCTCCCTTGCTATTTGTGTATTCTACTTTGGCACTTCCGTCTTCTAATTCTTGATACAGAGAATCTCCATATGTGAACGGTTGACCAACAGTTTTTAAAGACGAACTGGTTGCATTTTGTATTGCTTGTCCAGCACTTCCTGTTCCAGTGTTAATTACCTGTCCAATTTCTGATAAAGCGCCTGCAAGCACTGCTTGTTCAACACTTCCGGTTTGGATAAGGTTTCTAACCGCAGTACCAGCGGTTTGACCGTACATTCCAGCAATTGCGGACCCAGCACCTGCAGCTACAGCATTTGTAAGAATTTGCTCTGCGCTACCTCCGCCAACAATTGTTCCAGCAGTAGAACCTATTACAGAACCTTGGACTCCGCCTCCAACTCCCAAATTTAAACCCGTTGATATTCCAGCACTGGCGGCACTTCTAAGGATTTGTTCGGGAGTACCTCCTTGTGCAGCAGCACCAGCTGCAGAAAGAGCAGCAGATCCTACGGCAGCACTAAGTTCAGCCGCAGTCAATCCAACAACAGTTGCTATAGAAGAAGCAGAGGTCCCAAGTATTGCTGCACCAATAGCAGTACCAATTCCTGGAATCAAAAATGGAGCAACCGCTAACACAGTCCCAAAAATTTTACCAAAAAGATTGCTTTTGGGTTTTTCTGGGTAAAGAAAGTTTTTTAAATATGCTAAATCTTGTTGCTGTTGAGTGAATTGTTCTGGAGTCAGGCCACTAGATTCTTGAAATCGAGTTCCTTCCTCCATTTCGTACTCATAAGTACCAGGAGTATAAGGATTGTAAAAATTTCCTTCCCAATCAAGAGCCATATGTATCTCCTGCCATAACACCCATAGCCGCAAGAGCGGCCAGAGTCATGTAGTTGATCTGTTCTGGCAATTCTTGCTCTGTAAGAATTTGATTACCTAACAACTGTTCACGCAACAATGGATACAAACTCTGGTCTTGTATTGCCTGCTGTGCAATATCCCCTATTGATGCCATTGTTTTAGCATCCAGTTCATATTGCTGCATGAACTGCTGGGTTGCGGCTTGCGCTTGTTGCATTTCATCCATAACTTATCTTCTGATAGTTCTGTTGATGTAGTCAATGCCAGAAAACTCAGCAAATTCTTCCAAAGTTCTTTTAAACCCAAGACCGTAAATTCCCAAAGGTGCACGGTCGTACAACAGACGGTGCATACGCTCGTTACATTCACGATCAAGCATTATCCATTCTTCTGTTCTGCCAGTGTTCTTGTCTTCATTCCAATGTCGTTTTCTATCATCTTTGTAAATGTGATAAACGGGAATGTCTGGCGGATGATAAATATCCCATCCATGTGTGTAAGCACGGACTGCTTGATTCTGTTCTTCACCGTGGAAATAAAGCCAAGGATCATAAGGAACTTCTTGAACGATGGCAGATGGACCAAAGAAAAACCCACCACCCATGTGGGAACCAAGTATTGCCGTTTGAGACGGTATCGGATGCGCTTGGAAAATTAAAATTGGAGTGTGAACTTTTAAAGTTTCTTCCGGCAAAGGTTTCAAAACTAAAGCATGACCGGGGAATTTTTGTTTATCAATAGTTCCGTCTTCTTTCTTTTCAAACCCACAAACGTATGAACTAAGAAGTGTTCTTACGTTATTGACAGACAAGTTGTCATAAGTGTTTATTAAATTATCATCCCACCCTTCATCAAATCTCATGTGAGCATCTAACTGAAGAAAAAATTCTTCATCTCTTACATAGCTTTGAAGAACGTGTCTAGCCCAGCAAGGACCACGAGAGTATTTTGGAGATATGTTTGTGTACGTTATCTTGTGTACACGTTGCAAAATACCTTCTGTAGGAGGAGACGGATCATCAGACTGATCAAGAATGGCAATATGCAACCTAGAAGGACGCGCAGCATTGATTACCATGTCATTAATGGTCCACCAGAGATCTGCGTCTTGATAGGATGCGATAGAAACAAAGATTTTGCGATTAAACATAAGATTATAAATTAAGAACTTTGACGATTTGTTGATGAATGCTCAGATGTACGCCTATCCAATCATAAAAATCCTCCTCTACTTGCCAGTCTGCGTTTATTAATTGAAAAGGATTGTCAAGGTTTAACTGACTTGCCAATCTTTCGTGTTCTTGATTGTGTACAAACAGCCAGTCATCAAGATTTGCTGGGTCTGCGTCTATGATTGGATACTGAGGTATTAGTATGCCTTGATCTGCCAATTGTTCATAGAACAATTTGTGCTGCACACCGTTTTCAAACAACATTTGACCTAATCCGTCTACGTCTCCAAACTCAACGTAAGATAGATCATCCATGTTCATGTGTTTACAAGCCTATGAGCTTTTTAAAGAACTCCGCAGCAGCACCTGGACCAAACAACACCGCAACCATGACAGCGTACAAAAGATATTCAATCTTAGTCATACGCTTATCGCCAGAAGCCAACGTATCTGAGATCTTGTTGTACCTCTCAGCGCAGATAGCTTCGTGCACGGCTAGTTTGGTCTCAGTATTGTCTGACATTCAATTACCATCATTGAACGGTTACTACATCAACTTGGCTAGGATCCTTAGGCCAAATGATATTGAAAGGGTCGGCTTGTTTTGTGATGTCTCGCAGCTCTTGGCGGTAAGTCGCCCAGGTTTGCTTGTCAACCGGAGAGTCTGACAACTGAGTCCAGTCAGAATCTTTAAGCATCTGGTTTCGCTGACTGCGGATTGCATTCCACTGGGTGTCAACCCTTGCTTGAAGTTCTTCAGCCGTCAGTGGCTCTACGTTCACTAGGCAACACATTCCATCATGCAGGTGAGGGAGCGCAGACACAAGTTTTTCAGTCTTGTAGTCGTGGTCCTTCCACACCGTAATGACGTAGTAACCTTGTTCCGCAATCCAGTCTAGAGTTGGCCCACGGTCACCAAACGAAGTGTTAGGAAACCATTCTGTGTGATCTTTGATGATGAGTTCTGAATTTGCAAGTTGCATGGTTACCTCGTTGGGAACGCGGCTGTTGGCGTTGTAATGGTACGAGCAATATTTTTTGTAATTCTAAAATCCTGAACATACCCATTTAAATAAAGTCGAGGAGTTGAGTCTTGAGATGCGCCAACTGTAGAAAATTGGCTTCCAGTATTAGTCATTGTTGGTGCGCTTTGCGCTGTTTGTGCGGTTCCATTAAGATATGCAGTTATTAAAGATGAGTTTCTTACTAGGGCAAAATAATACCATGTGCTTAAAGATATGCCTGATATGTTTTGAGTTGCTCCACCAAGCCCGCCGTTTCCAACGTTCCATGTAAGTGTTCCAGAAGAAACGTTTGCAGAATAAGAGCCATATGCAGAACCATTTGTTCCAGCTCGTTGAAACAAAGTGGCGTTAGCGGTGCTAGCAACATAAAACCAAAGTTCAATCGTCCAGTTTCCTTGCCCTGTTGCCAAATCAAGACTTGATCCAATTTGCGTTGCTGCGACCAAATAATCAGTGGTCCCGTTAAATTTCATGCTTGTTGGAGACCATTTATATGTAGTGGTACTAGATTGGGCGCTGCCTGCCGTTGTCATTACGTATTGGGCAGCAGCATCATAGATTCCTGCGTTAGCAAAATTAAGAAGCAAAGATGTGTTTGATCCAGCAAAACTCGTGTTTACGTTTGTTGTGCTTGAATAACTTGCCGCACTAGTTGAGCCTGCGGTTGTTAATGGAGCTAACGTTGGCGGAGTAAACACTCCTGTATATACAGTTACGGAATTTACGACCCTAAGATTTGATAAAAAACCAATAAAATATTGCGGTGTTACTGCGCTGTTAAACCTACCGATAAAAACCGCATTTGTAGTTTGAGGTGTAAAAGTATGTGATCCCGCAACAACGCCATTAATATAACCGGTTGTTGTTGTTCCGTTTCTAACTATAGCAACATGAGTCCATGCATTGTTTACAATTGTAGCTGATGTCCAAGCCGCTTGCCCAGTTGATCCGTCATCTACTACCAATTGATTGCTTGTGTTTTTCCAAATATTTATTCCTGCACCCAATCCAGCATTAAAACTTATCATAGTTTGAGAAGCGCCAGAACCAACAGAATAAACCCAAAACTCAATTGTCCAAATAGCTCCAGATCCTCCAAGGCTTGGGCTTGTGGCGGTCAAATAATCTCCCGAATAAAAATATGATCCCCCTCCATATGATGTGGTTGTATAAGACGAGGCGAGAGAAAAAGGCTGCCATGATTGTATTGTTGGCGTTCCA